TTGGAAACAGGCTCATCAGCACCCCGAAGGTTGTAGTCGTTTAGGAACTCGACGGAATACACCCCGTCATCCGACAGGAATAGCATGGCGTTCCCCTTCATAACGACACTCTTCCTCGCCAAACAGCCAACCTCAGTGGTCAACTGCGTAACCTTGGTGTCAGTTAAGCTACCAGCAGTCCCACTTATTAAGTGCAAGCTGTTACGATTTAAAACAACTAAGCTGTCATCATAGAATCCTTGCATCCCCACAAGATAATCAGTCGTTCCACCCGTAATGCGGAACTGATTAGCTATCTGATCGAACGTATGGCTGTCTAGAATGTCCGAAACGGATATTTCATCGGTAATCTTTCTATCCGTGTAGGATGGCAAATCAAACGTACCAGCAGGTTGATAATAAAACGGAACCCACAATCTACGCTGGAAGTAGACCCCCCACGGTGGGGCTGGCTGATGTATGAAACCACCGCCTACGCTAAACCTGCCTCCGAACTCAAGATTTCCACTAAATGAATTTTTAGTTCCAATCGGAGCATAAAACGTAATCGTTGTGGTGTTTGCGGAAAATACTTCAAATTCCTTTCCAACTATTGAGGTGAACTCATCAATGGTCGTCTCATAAATAACAATGGTGTCCCCTTTTGCTATCGTTGTGTTTCCAAGTGTACTCTTATTAATAGTAACCAGTCCATTTGACGCTTCCACATTACTACTTCCAGCAACAATAAATGTCTGCGGCTGCGTGTAGGCTCCTCCCGGGACGAGTGTAAACCCCGCCCTTAACACCCCGGCGGTAACAACAAAGTTTGCTGTGCTGGATTGCGTTCCCGCTGATGTATATGTAAACACATCCTTGTCCGTGACGGCTAGAACAGTGAACGTGCCATTAGGGTTGTAGGTGTTCCCTCCACTAAGTCCACTGACAACAATAGTGTCATTTGCACTTAATCCGTGATCCTTGATCCGCATCGTAACAGTGGTTGATGGAGTGGCTGGCTGACTAGCACTCTCAATCTGCCGACCGTTAGGGAACCACTCAAACGCCTGCGTCCCATCACGAAACAGAAACACACGATCAAACGCCTGTATCATGTCGGTATCTCCACTCAAGGATTTACCAGTAGGATACTCAATATCCTGCGTGGTGTATTGACTCTGATCGCTAAGGGTAACTAGAATAGCTTTAGAATCCAATGCCAACACCACACTCTCAGCGTTACCCGAGTTAGGATCGCTGAACAAACAAGAAGCCCTTACGTTCACGTTAGCCGCATCATTGATTGGAACTTGAGATAATGTGCCAGCACCAGAAACAGCAGTGGTCGCGGCGGTTACAGGAAACTTCATCTGCGTTGAGGAAACGTAAGTTAAAAGCCTAACCCCATTTGGATCAGTCCCAGTAAAAGCTAATCCAGCAATTAGACCATATCCCACGCTGCTTGCCGCAAACCCATGTCCAGCAGTAACAACAATCGTTACCTCATTGGATGCAAGGCTAGAAGACGCAATGACCTTTGATGTAGTTGTAACAACCTCTGACACTGGAGAGGTGGCAGATACCGTGTATGTTCCAGAACCTCCTGTAAGCGGATAGGTTATACTTGTTCCACCAGCCGTAGTTGCAACAAACACGCCATTAGGGTCTGATCCAGTTGTGTAAATAATCCCACCAATATTTAACGTCGAACCATCTGTTAGCCCGTGATTAGAAGCCGTAGTCAACGTAACAACGCCACTAGTAACAGAAGCAGCAGTAATTAAAATGCTAGTTCCAACCAAGAAAAACGGCAACTGCAAGGGACTACCACCAGTGGTCAGTGACTCAGTCCTCGTAACAACCCCTTTCCGGGGCTTCCAATACCCCTCCATGCGCCCGTTAAGGGACTCCCTGACCTCACCCTCCTTTAACTGGTTAAGCTGGAGCCTCTGGTTCACACCAAAGAATCCACGATCAACAGCCTCTCCGATTAGATCGGACATTCCTGATCCAAACTGACTCATCAGATATCGTAAGCAATAACAACCCCGCTAGTCACCGTTAATGCCGTAATCCTACCGCCAATCCCCACACCAGCAGGAATCGTAATCGTCTGCAATCCCGTCGAAGTCGTAATGTTAGGAGCCGTAAACACGCTGAACACCGTATCAGTAATAACCTGAACCCAACGGAATGTTCCCGTAACCGCACCACTAGCCGAGGTAATAACTTTACCACCACCCTGCCCCTGCAAATCGTAACTAACTGGACTGCTCATGCCAAACTACTGACAGGTGAGGATAATCTGTCAAGGGGTCGCTCTCAGCACTGGCCAGTCTTTCACTCCTTTGGGCTGGTTCATCATTCGGTGAAACGTAGGGATTGGGTGAAACATCCCCAATTGGATTATTTTTTAAAGGGGTGGTTGAATGGTGCTGCTTTTCTCGCTCGTCCAAATCTTGACCCCCTCCCCCCGGTGTTCCTTTCCCTTCCATTCCCTTCCCTTCCCTTCCCCTTTACAACATTGCATTCCGTGTAAAGTTTCCCTTTTCACGGAATTTACTACGGATAAGTTAACAAACACGCGTCACACGAACTGAAACACGCGTCACAACGACAAAGCATACACAAGATGCAGTGCTTTTGTGCGTAATTCTCGGTAATTACTTGTAGGATTGGAGCAATCCCTTATTCCATAAGCATTCCCCACTTGGGCTTATGTGTATTGTAACAAGTTGATACTTCAAACGACTGTTTGATATGTGTACTGATCTCGAGCGGTGGATAATTTATTTCGGAAAGTGTGAGCTATTCCCTGACCTCATTCCCTGACTTTATCTTGTCTATTACCTGCTCCTATCCAGCAGCAATGCCCCCGTAATTGCGTCAGGATGCCCTGTAGTGGCTCTCACCCCAAATCCCTTATCCACACTCCATCTATACCTAAACCCCTCTCACAATCGATCCTCGTGCCTTTTACCGTGAAAGCTGGGCAAGAAGAAGCCCCAAGAGATTGCTCCCTTGAGGCTTTGCGGTGGTCTAGGCTGTCTAGATTACCTCCCTGATCTCAGCATCCTCGCAGGATGTTGCCCACAGGATGGTGGACAGGTTCTTGCGAGCCTCCTCGATGGAGTTGGCATCGGTGGTGGCGATGGAGACCGGGTCTCCTGCCTTCGTCTTGGCTATGGCTTCGTATGTCTTCATGGTGATTATGCGTTGATGTCTTGGATGTAATACTGGGTGATCTCGGGCGATGTGAAGTTGCAGATAACGAAGATCCGCACTCCGAATCCCTCGTAGGTTGATATCTCAAACTGCTCGCAGTTGTAAAAGGCTCGCCATGAATTCTCGTCGTTACCGATCAATGCCCATGCGGCTGCTTCGGTGATCTCTATCGTGTTGCGTGGTAGTTCCATATTGGTGGTTGGTTTGGTGATGGTTGCCGGGGATCGAACCCGGGAGAGTGGTTATGGTTTGATGGCGGGGGTGACGATCTCCAACAGGCTGTCGTAAGCCTTTCTGTAGGCCTTGCTGTTGCGGCGACCGGATTCCTTGGCGACCTTGTCGATCAGGATATCGGCAGCACTGTAGGATATCTGGATTCCCCGGCGCAGGGTGGCGACTACGTCATCGACAAACGAGTTACGCCCTTCGCCTGTGTATTCCCACTGGTGATGACCGACCTGCACATGGATGGGATAGGTGCGATCAAATATATCTGCGATTGGGGCGAATGCTACGACGAGTGCCTCACGCTCAATCTTGATAGCATCACGGGCATCCTTGCGGGTGGCAAGCTCGCTGGCGACGAGTGCCTTGGCAAGCTCCACGGTCTCGGCGTAAGCCCTGCTGGTGGCGCAGTTCTCGCACAGCCAGACGAGGTATCCTGCATCGATGTCACGCACCTCATGGATCGACTGCCCTGCATATTTGCCGCCTTGCAGGATTGACCAGTCAATTTTGCGGCGGGTTCCGATTGGCAGCACATCGAAGTCGATGTTGAGATCGATGTTGAGATCGTAGCCCAGTGCCTGCGCCTTGGTGATAGCCTCGTCCTTGTTGATGCTCAGGTTGCAGATGTGGTAGTCACGGGTGACGGTGCTGTCCTCGCTGACGTATTCCTCGAAAGAATAACGCAGCGTGTAGTAGTTGGACTTAGCTCCGGTGGAGATGTAGTAGCGTGTGGTGGTGGTCATGTTGGTTGGTTGGTTGGTTACCGGGGATCGAACCCGGCGGTGATGGTTGTTAGGCGATCTGCCACGCTTCATATTGTGCGACCACTGCCTCGTAGGTAGTGCCGATTCGGTCAGCAAGAGCGAAAGCCAAATCATGGCTAAGGTCAGCGTCAAGGGTTGCGAAGAACTTGCGGAGTTTTGCGATTGTTTGCGTTGTCATGTTGGTATTAGTGTTGGTTGGTGTTGGTTGTGCCAGCGGCTGCTGACAACAGGAGAATGCCACATCCTGACTCCGTGTAAACATTATTTTCATAAATAATTCATTTTCCTCTGCAGCCCTTATTCTACGGGCAAAAGAAAACCCCACAGGAGCGATCCTGTGAGGTTGTTTCGCCGGGTTCGAGTGGTTATTTAGCGCACCCCAATGTATTCCGCTTGAACGGGGTGTAGTCAACGTGGTGATGCCACCTGTTGAACTTGAACGACACGGATGCTACGTCTGGATGCTGTTCTGCTAGAGACTCAGCCATGAGCTTCCTGCCGTCACCCTGATACAGTTCGTCCGTGTTTCCACCCTTCATGCTCATCGTGCCAGCCTTGTTGCAATAACACCATGTGAATAGGATCGTGCAGTCCTTGTCCTTGAGAACCCTCAGCGACAGGTCTGTGTCCTCGTTGTATCTTCCCCTCCATCGGTGGGTGATCGAGTTATCGATGAGGATGCATGAGTATATGCGCGTGTTGAGCAGGTAGGGAGCCTTCATGTAGTTGTGATGGAATCGATACCTTATCCCAGCTAGTTTCACATTGATGTATTTATCCACAAAGTCCTCGCAGGTAGACAGGAAGTCACCATTGCTTTTCGTGTTCACCCTGCGCCCACCTTTCTGCAATCCGAACCCATTGATGTTGTCATCCATGATCCAGTGCCTCTTGTCCCCATTGGCGATGGAGTGGTCTAAAACCCAGTTCCGGGCTGGTATGCTGCCCTGCCCCAAGTTGCTGAAAGGGAGGCAGAGTATCTTTGCCGGGTCTATCGTTTTGGCGTAGTCCTGATACTCTTGCGGCTCGATCACTATCCTGTAATCCAGCCCCAGATTATTTAGTGCCAGTGCCGTTAACGGATTGTAGTGCCTACCTTTCGATATGATGTAAATCGGGTATCTATTCCGCTTCGATGTTCTCAGCTTGGTAATGCCTTGCACATCACTCACATCGATCTCGTTCCTCTTCGACGTATCCCTAGTGGGAGGGTAGAACTCGGGCATACCTTTCCAGTCCTCCTCCCAAGAGCTAGGCATATCGAACAGATATCCCGTGTCAATCATATGCTCGGGACGTATAAGGTATCCCCATCAGCCAGCACCGCGTAGTTCATGGGTTGATGAGTTGCTTGAATAGGACTAGGACGGGGACGAAAGCAATGCCGATTGCTATGGATATTAAAACGGCAAGCCATGTTGGTGGTTCTGGTAGGTACATAATGTTGTTGGTTGATGCCGGGGGATTGAACCCCGGCGAAGTTAGTTAATAGATTGTGATGGCGAATAATGTGGTAGCATTTCCGATGCGAAACCATCCTCCATTAGGAGTGATGCAGTAGTCATCTGATCCGAGGGACAGCAGGTATTCTTGCACTGTTACCCCGGTGATAATTTTACCACGTTTTTGGTTGTCTTTGCGGAATCCGAATTTGATTTGTTGTGTCATTTTTTTGTTTGGTTGGTTACGCCAGCGGCTGCTGACTGGAACCAAGCTAGAGTATAACCCGAGGATGTCGATATTTATTTTGAGAAAAAATAAATCCCTTATAGAATAAGAGCTACAGAGCCTAAAATGGTTTGAATTAGCCGTAAAAAAGCCCCGGAAATTACGTTCCGAGGCTTATTTTTACGGCTCAATGATCTCTGTTAACAGCGAGGTGGTGGGCTTGTATTTCATGCGCCACTGCATCCGTTTCACTGCTCTCTGGATCATCAGCCGGAACCCCTCATGATCATCTCCGCGCAGCAGTGATAGTTCCGAGGGCTTGTCTTCATCGTGTGTTATGTCATCCATGCAAATCATTTCTGATACATATATCTGCACCGTCAACAATTATTCAAACCGTTGCTTCGACCCGTTGAGGCGGATCGGCAACACGGCATCACGCCGCCCGTTCCTCATCTTGCCGATCTTCAACCCATCATCGCAGATGAATATCAGTGCATCAGCATCCTGCTCGATAGCCCGGGACTCCCTCGTCTGGTTCTGATCATTAAGCTGGGTTGCTGTTACGACCGGGCAGTTGAGATGTTTGGCGAGTTGTTTGCACCCCGAGGAGTTTTGAGCCACCTCCTCCTCGCGGGTCTTGCTCGACCGGGGCGATGATTTGATGATCTGTAGGTAGTCGATGCCCACATATGCAAGCTCCCCGTTGTTGATGTCCTTGATGCGCTGCGACTCTGCTTCGATGGTCGCCATTGTCTGGTTGGCTGACGCATCGATGTAGAGCTTCGACCCGGCGATGAACTCACACGCGGCCTTAATCCGCAGCATATCGTTTTTATTCGCCTTCCGAGGCTGCGTGATGATGCCGTAGTCCACCCGGCTGATGTAGCAGATGATACGACCGATGATCTCGTTGGTGGTCATCTCAATGGAGAACAGTGCAACAGGGAGACCCTTGAGGAGGAACTCGCAGGCGAACTGAATGATCAGCACCGATTTGCCGCGTGATGGCTTCGCGCCCATGACCCATAGCTCACCACCCTTCATCCCACCGCATATCTCATCGAGTTGAGATAATCCGGTTGAGAAGCCGGGGATAGCACCAGCACCGTGAGCGGTCTTGAATGCGTCCGAGAACAGCCCCACAGCCTGCTTGCCAGTGTGCGAGCGTTTCTGACCACTCACAGCCTTGTTCATAGCCTCCAGCGCGTCCCTTGCTGTTTGCATCGCCTCGGTGCTGTCCTCAGCCTCGGAGAGAGCCTTGGCTGCGAGAACCCCCAGCCTCCGGGCTTTCATCTCCCGGAGCGATTCAACCCAGCCCGTCCACCCGCTGCCGGATGGGGCGTAGCTGTAGACCTCGCTGATTGCACTTGGGCCTCCAGCTTTAGATAATAGCCCGATGTCATTGAGGTGAGGGACTAGCGTGATCAGGTCGATCTCCCCGTTAGCATCCCGCTTCTGCGTCTTTAACGTATCGAATAAGATCTGGTTGGTGGGGAAGTGGAAGCATTGGTCATCGATACCCTCTCCCAGCCCCAGCCGATAGAGTTTCTCGCTGAACATCATTGCGGACAATACAGCCTTCTCCGCCGACAGGTTGCTCGGCATGGTTTCTATGTCACTCATATGCTGAATTGGTCTGAGGTTTGAGGTTTGCGTTGCAATGGGATGGGGACTGCTGTCTGATCTTCAAATAGACCCATCCATCCGTTACCGATGCTGTGGTCGATCATCTTGATAGCCCTGTCCTGTCCGATGCTCTCAAGCTTTTTTAACTGCATCACCGCAGTTCCCTTGGTTAGCTTTTTCTTCTTATCGTTCCGGTGGTCGTTCCACCTCTGCCATGCCTCACCGAATTCCAGCGAGTCGAATGGGAGGGGTAGGTTCTCTTCCTTCACCTCTTTTTTACGAGTTGATACCGGGGTGACTATTCCTACCGAGAACGGGATCGAACTATCAGGCTCCCGGTTATTGATGACTTGATGCCGAGAGAATGAGGGAACCCATCCGTATGTCCTACCATCAACCTCGTATTTTTTGATGAACCCACTGGATGCCAGCGCGTCCATGACAGCCTCAAAGTCAACATTATCGTATGGGAGTATCTGAACGCCCAGCCGACGAGCATCCCATTTGAACCTTCCATCCCGGTCTGAGGCGCACCAAAGCCCGATGAATGCCAGCCTGATGGGTAGACCCGTCTCACGCTCCAGATCAGCGATCTCGGCATGGACGAAAAACTCTGGCTTAACTGTCCTAATTCTCACTGGACTCCTCCTTGTTGCTTGCAACGTGGATTGCCGTGGCGATGTATCGGAGTAAATCCCCGAGATCCATGTTTCTGCTTGTTAGGAAGTCGTCAACGACATCCCAGCATACCTTCTCCATGCTGACCCTGCGACCGAAGAGTTTGTCCTCTTCCTTCTTGTGGGGTCTCCCCCTTAATTTCTTTTCTTTATTCATGTTAGTTAGTTGGTTTATTTATGGATCTGTTTGCCATACTCATGAATGAGTAGTGCGTCTGCGTTTGTATGCGTTATCTTGATGCCCGGGTATAGCTGCTGCGCCATACGCTTGGTTATGTTCTTATCACCCTTTGTCATGCACCCTAGGTGTTTCATCCACACCTGTGGGCGCACCTTGGTATAGGCTATTCCTGCGGCTGTCAGAGCCATCTCTAGATGACCAAACCCATTACCGAATGAGAAGGCACTGACCACCCCCATTTGGGGGGAGGATGATACCTGCTCCAGATAGCAATGCGGGGTCTCTAGATTACTGCGAGCATCGACAGCTATGCCATCGATCAGTTCCCACAGGTCTCTGGTGGTGTCTGGCATCTTCTCCACTAGGGTCTCCCCTAGGGTAGTCCACGCCACCGCCCCGTTTTTGCCGACATCGATGCCTATGATCACGATTCGCGCTGCCCGTTAGAGTCTACGAAATCGAAGGCTTCGCATATTTGAAACATGACCGCGTCAGAAATAGCGGCACATACTTCATACTCGGTAGGTTCCTCGGTGTGTTTGTGCGCTCGGCGGTATCCATAGACGACTCCGTCCTCGATTGCTTTTACTAGTAGTGGGTGTGTTTTTGGTATTAACATATTATTCCTTCCAGCTTTTTGTTTTTAGTTTGATGGCAAGCTCCATGCAAGCCTCTTCTTCAGTAGCAGCCTTGGCGAATACCTGTGTTCCCTCGCGGTAACACATCCACTCACCTTCAGTTAGGTTGCATGAGATTGATTTACTGACCATCCACTTTTTGCGAGGCGAGAGGTCTTCGTATGTTTTAAATAGTTCGTCCATATTCTTGCGAAAGATATTATTATAGTTATTGCCGTAAGCCTTATGATCGCTCACGCGGTTCCAGTCTCCCTTGTGGCTCATCTCCAGAACAGGATTATTTGTTTGACCCGGTTGATGATTGCTGCCTTACGTTGAGCCTTCGCTGCTCGTTGCCCGATCATCCTACATATCTGCATAGTGATAGCTGGTTCTCGTCCGATTGTTTCTATTCTCATAGTTCTGTGTTGGTTATTTTGACGTTATTAACTAGCGACTCGATGATTGATTGGAACTCTTTCATCCGATCCTCATTTTCGTCGAGTAGCTCAAAAACCCGGAGGTTGTATTTTAGGGATTCAAGCTTTCCTTTATATAGTCCAGCTAGGGCGGCGTATTCTATTGCGTTCATTTTATTGTTTGGTTAGTCACCCACCAGCGAGTGATGGGTTGAACCTACTCGGACAAACGTAGATGTCGATATTATTTTCGATAAAAATGCAGTGGCTACTCCCCTGTATCCGTCAGGTAATTGGGGCATTCATCCCACCCTTTCATTTTTTTTCTAGTCGGTAGGGCAATCTGTTCTCGGTAGTATTCTGGGGAGTGCTTCATCAACCATTGGTGACTCGCCCATTTGACATCAGCAAACTCCTCAAAGGTGATTTTCTTTGCCTCCTTGCGGGTCTGTACAAACCTAACAGAGTGGTGGCTTCCGATCATT